AGGGAGAGAAACGCGTAGCTGGCTCTGGAATACCAACCCCTAGGCCAGCGCCAGCTATTCCTATGCCGGGACCATCAGGCATGGAGGGCTTAGGTTTGGATCTTGCCGAAATACCGATGGGACGCGGAAGAATGGGTAGAGGGAAAACTATGGTAAAGCCGTCATCGGTTGAGCGATTACCATTTGTCCCTAAAAAATTACCTTCTCAAATTGACTCTATGGGGCGAGCGGCAGCGCCACTGACTAGAGGTCCGGTTAACGTAGCGATTAACAGTCCACAGTTAGGAATTGGAAGATTAGGCGCAAGGATGATTGGATAATGGCAAAAGAAAAGCTAAACAAAGTAATTAAAGGTTTGAAGAAAGCCAGCAAAACTCACGCTCAGCAGGCTAAAACTTTAAGCACGATTAAGATGAAAGAAGGTGGCAGCATACCTGATAACGTGAAAAACCCTTCGCTTTATTCAAAAGCTAAAGCTAAAGCTAAAGCAAAATTCGATGTGTATCCTTCAGCCTACGCTAACGCTTACATGGTTAAAGAATACAAAAGAATGGGCGGCAGATACGCGGCTGAAGGCGGAGCAATCAGAAAAAACGGTGGAGGCGATGTGTCACTAAAAGCAATACCAAAAGGCAACAAAGGCCTTGGCAAGCTGCCTACTAAAGTTCGTAACCGCATGGGTTACATGAACGGCGGCGGCACGGTTAACAAAAATATTACAATGGTTCAAGGCCGTGGTTGTGGTGCAATTGACCCTAGCAAACAAAAAAAGACTAGAGTGCCTAGAACCTAATGAGTTTAAAAGATTGGTTTGGCAAGGGATCAAAAGGTGATTGGGTTGACATTGGCGCTCCTAAAAAAGATGGCAAGTTTCAGGCGTGCGGAAGGTCTTCTGCAAAAAAATCAAAACGCAAATACCCCAAGTGTGTGCCTAGATCCAAGGCAAACCGAATGTCGAAAGGTCAAATTGCGTCTGCGGTTAAACGCAAAAGATCCAAGCGGCAAGGCGTGGGCGGCAAGCCGACTAACGTCAAAACATTTGCAAGCAGTGGTGGTATAATCAGCAACCAATCGAACATGGGTTTGTTTGGTAGAATTTAGGAGATAACAATGCCATCGAAAAAAACTGGAAAAAACATCAAGGGCGCGGATATAAAGCAGGTAGCAAAAAAGACAAAAAAAACTTTGGGCAGAGCGGGTGATGTGGCAAAAAAAATAAATCAAATTGCCGCAAAAAAAATAGCGGTCCCTTTGTCTAGAAAAATACTGAACAAAAAAATTGGTGGTAAAATAACAAAACAATCGAACATGGGTTTGTTCGGGAGACAGTAGGAGTCACTATGAATAAAAGAAGCAAGATGGGTTCTAACAAAAGAATGATGAACAAGGGCAATCCAGTCAAGATGGTCCGCATGATGAATAAAGGCGGAGCGGTAAAAACCCCTCAAATGCTTAGAGAAGGCGGTGTTACACAAAAAGCCATGATGAAAATGAATAAAGGCGGGACTGTTAAAAAAAAGCCAACACCATAAATGGCTTATCTACAATCCAACATTCCCTACTTTAAATGTTGGGTTCGCAAAGAGTACACCCACAACCACGAAAAGTATCACGGTGAATTCATTCACGCGATGGCGGTTGCGGTTACAACCATGCCGACAAGGTGTCTTTCGTTTCAGTTAATTTTTACCGGAGCGGAAGTTGACACAATAGAAAAGAACGTACATGGCGGAGCCATGTGGGCAAGAATGCCAATCACTGGTTTAGCTGCCGACTCGGATTATGAAGGCTGGCCAGAGCCTATGCCAGTTTGGGCCTGTCAACCTTGGGATTGCTCATCTCACAATCACTCGGTTTATGTGATTGATCGAGCAACGCCTTGCCCTTGGCTTGCCAAAATAGACGGCGAGTTCTATCCCGCAAAGTATTACTTCACAGTAGATTATGCGGAAAACGAGATAGCAGATGATCCGGCGCAGCACAAACAATCACACGTTTTAGAGCTGCTGGATGCTGGCAAATGGACGGGCAACATTGTTGCGCTCCCAAACAACAGAGTGCGAGTCACGCACCCAGCTTGGTTCACGGTTGGTGAGGGTGCGCCAGACTTCAAGCCGTCCCAGCACATCCACTACTCAAAAAGCGAACTTGATTATACGTTGGATGTGAACAAGGTTTTTGATAACCTGTATGCTCCTGAAGAGCCTGTACGCAAGAAAAAGCGTAAAAGGAAAAAATAATGGCGGTAAGTGGCAGTAAAGATTTTGAACCTGATGTAGCAGAGTACATCGAAGAAGCGTTTGAGCGTTGTGGCTTAGAGCTTCGTACGGGTTACGACTTAAAGACTGCACGCCGCAGTATAAACTTGATGTTGGCAGAATGGTCTAACAGAGGTTTGAACCAGTGGACTGTTAAGCAAAAAACTGTCTCCATGGTTAAAGACACCAAGACGTACAATATTGACTCTACCAACGCTACCGCTCCGATTGATGTTCTAGACGCTTTTGTTAGAGAGTCGATTGGCGGTAGTGATGTAGACATGCCGATTAGCAGAATCAATCGAGCAGAGTACGCGAACATTACGAACAAAAGCACAACAGGAAAACCAAACCAGATATTTGTAGATAAGCAAATAACACCAACAATTTCGGTTTGGCCTGTGCCTGACAAGAATTCTACCTATGTTATTCACATGAACGTGTTGACTCGAATGGACGATGCTGACGCAGCAACCAATACCATGGACGTGCCATTTCGGTTTTACCCCTGCTTCACCGCTGGACTCGCCTATTATATGAGTTTGAAAAAAGCGCCTGACAGAACTGGCATTTTAAAAACCTTGTACGAAGAAGAGTTCCAAAGAGCTATGTCCCAAGATCAGTCTAGGGCATCGTTCAGAATTTCACCAAATCTTGGCGGGTATAACTCGGCTTAGTTATGGCATTTGCAAGCGGCAAACATGCGTACGGAATCTGTGACATAACAGGGTTTCGCTACAAGTTGCGTGAGATGAAAAAGACATGGGACGGCTTGTTGGTTGGTCCAGACCAATGGTCACCAAAGCACCCTCAGCTTCAGCCTAAACCACACAGGCCTGATCCTGAAGCTTTGAAAAATGCGAGGCCAGATACACAAGATGATAACAATGCATTTGTCTTGTACACAAATGTGGACAAAGGTATACTTGGGACCAAACTAGATACCTACGAAATTACAGTGGGTCTAGGCGAGGTAACCATAACGATATCATGAGCTTTACACTGGCAACTTTAAAAACGGCTATTCAGGACTACCTTGAGTGTACTGAATCTTCGTTTGTTACAAATCTGCCCACTTTTATCAAAGAGGCGGAGTCTAGAATCTTTAAACTGGTTGAGCTTCCTAAGCAACGCAAGAATGTGCAGGGAACGCTTACCTCCAGTAATCGATTTTTGGCAACGCCAACTGATTTTTATGCGCCGTTTAGTCTGGCGATTATATCAAGCAGCACCTATGCGTACTTGGATTACAAGCATCCTTCTTTCATGAAAGAATTTGCTCCTTCTACTAGTACAACTGGTCAGCCTAGATATTATTCGCTTTTCGATGATACGGCTTTTGAGGTTGCGCCAATGCCTGACGCAAACTACACGGTTGAGCTTCATTATCTACACAAGCCAGCGTCTTTGACGGCTGGAGCAGATAGCGGCACAACATTCATTTCCACTGATTATCCTGACGCTCTTCTTTATGGTTCTCTCGCGGAGGCGGCAGTGTTCTTGAAAGAAACTCCAGACGTAATGGCTACGTTTGAGGGACGTTTCAAAGAGGCCATTGCTAGAATGAAGAATATTGCGGAGGGACGCGAACAAAGAGACGAATATCGTTACGACCTCCTGAGAACTGGGGTTAGTTAATGCTAAAAATACAGTCTCTTGAGGGCGCTCACATAGCGATTGTGGCCCTTGGGAATTCGCAAGTTGATTTTGCGATAGGAAAAGAAAACTCAGTCGAGTGGGACGAGGTCTGGACAATTAATTCAGCTGCTGCTGTTTATAAGTCTGACCGAATGTTCATGTTAGATCCAGCTAGTCGTTTTTTTGACAGTGACGATGCTGGCTCACAAACAGAAGTAATGAAACGGTTTTTGCCAGAATGTGACATACCTTGTTACACAAGCGATCTTGACCCAAGAGTCCCTAGCGCCGTTTTGTATCCGGTAAAGCAGATTGTAAAAGATACGAAGTGCGCGTACCTGAACAACACAATTCCTATGACAATTGCCTTTGCGTATTGGCACAAGGTTGCGCGAATTGATTTGTTTGGAATCGACTACACTTACAAGCACAGTCTGCACTTTGCAGAAGCTGGACGCGCTTGCACTGAGTTCTGGTTGGCAAAATGCATGGATGCAAAAATACAGATTGGCGTATCTCATAGATCGACTTTGCTGGACCATAACGTACCGATAGAAGAACGCATCTATGGTTTTCACAGACTGAAAGATCCTATTCTAGCCGTGCCAAACGAACCAGAGTGGATTGTTTGCGAGCAGTCTAAGATAGAAGAAGAAATGGAAAGAGCGGGGGTGCAAATGCCAGAAGAGATGAGGTCACCGGAGCCGTACCGTGGGTGAAGGCAACGAAAGCTTTATACAGTTAGGCAGCGTTTCGGTTGGAACAACCAACCACAAAGGGCATGACCCAGAGTTTTGGGCAGAGCAGATAACCAAGAAAATATGTTCTATTTCTGAAAATGCAGCGCCTCATATACGCCAACAGGCAGAAGCCTTTCAAAACTATATCTACACAATAGTC